GAACAGGGATCAGGGAACAGGGAACAGGAAAAGCCCACGGCTCTGGTTATTGTTCATATTTCAATTGTGCGCCAAGGGATCGTAATTATCTGCAAACCCCTGCGGTGGGGCCAGCGGCCTTCGGCTTGTGGGTGGTGGGCTTGAGGTATCCCACCCTTTCCACATCGAACGCGCAAAGGATGGATGTGATTACAGGAATTATATGTCCAGTGGAGGGATTGAGTGGGTGATGGCGGGATGTGGCGGATTGGCGCGGGTGAAAGTGAGATTTCAACAGGCAGAAAGCGCGACGGGGATACCGGAATTAAATGTCCAAAATAGGTCCAGTGGACTTGGATTTACCCCGTAAGTGATTGAAAAACCGTATAGCAATTTTCAAAATCCAAGTCCACTCGGTCCAGTCATCCAAAAGATCGGTGCTGAGGCTGGTGGAAAACTAGAAACAGGCGCATAAATAAAGGATCGAAGCCCTTTGAAAATCCGAGTCCACTCGTCTCAAACCGCCCTTAAAAACCAAAATCCAAGTCCACTATGAAAAACTGTAGACCAAGGATACTTCCAATAGGTAAACCGTTGGGGAAAATCTCGAAAATGAGGCGATTTCGCCCTCGATTTCTCCCTTCAAAAGCGCTGGTCGAGGCCGTTGGTTTGGTGGATGGATTCGCAGTGGGCGACGACTGAATCGTAACTGATGCGCCAGGGGCTGTTGGGCTTATCGCGCACCTTGTAAGCCCGCAGAGTTCCGTCCTCGATCAAGCGTGTCACGGTCTGGATGGACACGTCAAGTATCTCCGCCACGCGGGCTGTTGAAACAGTGAATCGCGGACTCCAGGGAAGCAATAACTGATCGGGGTGGCGGAAGCTCATAAAGCTATCCTTTCTCGTATAACTTTTGAACTGCGAACTTCCCATTTTCCAGCGTGCTGAAGCATCCCTTTGAGCGCCCAGCGAACTTGGTTGGCGTCGGCCACAGTTACTATGGTTGGCGAGGACTTATGCTTGAGCGGTGAGTGCGGCGAATGCAGCCATGCATCGAACTGCGCGCGGCTCCATCCGAGACGCGCGTAGTAACTCTCCAGAGTGGCCAGGTCTACCGCTGAGGCTATCTGTGGGGCGCTGGCGAACTCACAGCCATCCTTGCGGCCGTCGAGGCCAGCGCGGCGCGCCTGGGCGCGATCTGGGCGCTGTTTTACAGGTGCTTTGACGCCCAAGACTTCCTGAAGGCTATCAATCAGAAACCCAGCGTCAGAGGGCGCTAAATCGCTGAAACTCTTTATCTGTTTATGCAGATGCTCACAGGCCCAAGATATTCTTTCTTCGCGCGACAAACCTATGCCGATTTCGCGGCGGGCGTACTGCGCGTAGAGCGTCTGGAGCCTTCCGAGTTGTCTTTTCGTGATCGCCATAACTCAATCCTTCTGATGTAACACCTTTTTACAGTGATCGCAGAGTGTCTGTGGCTTATTGCGGCGCATTTCCCGGCCATCTCTTTGACGGCAGGCATCCGAGCAAAACTTGGCGCGCGCGCGCATCTGTTTTTCGTTCAGCAATTCCGTACATCCCATTCTTTGGCACTGACGCCGATAACCTTGATCTTCCAACCCCGTTCTCCCCGTTCATTTTGAAGTAACTAGCCGGCGCATTGGTTGCTGATGAAGTTTGACGTGACCGATATGCCAGCCTTTGCAAAAGCGGCAGGCGTAGATTTGTAACTCGCCAGGCGGATGGTTGAACTGGCGATTCGTTGAGCTGAGACCTATGCAAGCCTTGCGGTGACTGCTGTACCAAACTTTTTGAAGGCAGGAACGCTGCTCACTGGTCATGGCTTCCTCCAGTGAATAATGCAACCTCTGAAAGGCAACCTTCCGCGCCAAAAGCACATCATGTCCACGTAATCCATAAATCCATCGCGCCTTGCAAGCTGCTCTCGCTCAGATATGTCTAAAAGTTGACCATCAATACTGATCTGGCACGCGGAATCTATAAGAATCTCTTCAACCTTTGTGCAGCGGACGCGCATAAGCAGTTGCGCTCCTTTTTGCCGAAGTCCGGTGTAGAGGTGAAGGACGTTTCCTGGCTTATCAGGATGAGCGCGGAGCGCACGGATAGTGTGCGTCTTGCTACCATCGAGAATCATTGGCACGAAACGCTTCTGAAAGTTATAGAGACCCATTATGCAGCCTTCCGTTCTTCTTCCGCCGACTCTTGCCGAAAGGCCAGGTTGTGCACGCGGGCGAGTTGTTTCAGCCGCGCAGAGTTATAGCCAGCGCCATGCAATATGCGGAAGATCGTATTGCGATGAACTCCGGTATTCTTGGCGGCGGCGCACATATTTCCGCGCGCGTTGATGACAGCGCGGAGAAGCAAGACAACCTGGCATCTGCGCAGTTCCTGGGCGTAGGCGGTCATGCGACACCAGCCAATCTTTGAGCGTCGTCTGCCAACAGAATTTCAGCCGCAAAAACAACCGGCTTGCGCGCAGGCTTTGGTCCGCGTTTGCGGGCGGTGATTACCTTGACGCGTTCAAGCAAGGCCGTTTGGTCGCGCTCACGCACGGCTGTGGCATCAGCGTGTATATCTTCCGCACACAGATCGGAGGCTTTGGGCGTAAGCACAAGGCTGGGGAATCCAGCAATATGAGCCTGGTCGAGTAACTTAGCCGCACCAACAAAAGGCAGATCAACAAAGAGTAATTCAAAGAGATCGGTACACAAAGCCAACTGAGCGTCTGGCAGCAGAATTGCCGAAGTTACCGCATAGCCATTTGTATTTAGCATGAAGCTGAGAATGGAGATGCGATCTTCTGATGCGCCGGCCAGGAGTATTTTCTTTTTTGGTCTCATGCCAACACCTCCAGAACGCGCACCAGGCTGGGATTCAAAGGATGCCATGCCAAAGCGCCGCGCAGGTGAAGGTAGCGCAACTCTTTTTTGAGGAGGATGCCTGTGGGAGTTCCATCGAATTCAGTGTTGATATCGCGCCATTTCACGCCGTCTATTTCCACGGCAACCGAGTGAGAATCAAGCGCACTTTCCGAAGTGCGGAGCGCGAGTTCATGCGCGAGCCTATTGAGTTCCTTCATAGGGTGATTCCTTTCACTGCTGGATGCAGTTAACGTGCGCCAGCTTTATTTCAAGATCGGACACATCTTCGTGATGCAGCTTTCCGACATAGATGATGGCCGCGAGACGCGCGGCCCGGTAGGAGTAAAAGTTTTGACTCCCAGCAACCCAGCAGGCGTAAGTGTCTTCGACCTGGTGGCGCAGTTCAAGCGATAACTCAAACCAATGCTTCTGACACATAAGCTGACCGGGCAGGCGGCTCCAAGTGCAACCGAGAGCGTGACAGATATAGTTGCTGTCGAGTGGACGATTGTCGTCCGGCCTAGTGGATTCGTTGATCTGCTTGGAGGAGCGAACGAACATCAGGCCACCTCCATCGCATCGACTTCGATTTGAAGTTGGCCGAGCAGCTCCAGCGCAGCGCGCGGACCGTCAACAGCCTTGAGCACTTCCAGCTCCGCGCGAACCTGGTCGAGGACTTGCTTGTGTAGGATGGCGTGATCTTGCTCGGTGAGCATCAGAAAGTAGCCGCCGTCGCTGCCCTTCTTACTGGAGCCGATGGGCAGGCGGAAATCGATGCGCAGAGTACGGACGGCGTTTTTGACTTGGCGCTCTGAAAGCTGAACGTATTTCACCCAACTTTCACGCATTTCACGAATGGTGATGGCGCGATCCGCGCCACGGTGGAAGCGGATGGCGCGCAGCACTTGTTTCTCATCGTCGGAGAGATTGAGTTTGAGCGGGCCTCCGGGCTTGCCGAAAAGCAGCAGCTCTATCTCCAGATCGAGCAGGCGCGCACGCTCTTCGACTGACGGTGAGAGGTCGGGAAATAGAGACAGTTCAGTCATAAGGTCTCCGTTGTGGCGAGTGAGTCTTCCAGCAGGTGGCCGCACTCTCGGCAGTAAACGCGTTTGATGTGGTCACACTGATTGGTCAATACATTGGCGGCCGTTTCTTCGGTGTACCTTGCAAAACTTTCACCTGGCCAAATTCTGTCGAAGCATTCAGAGCATTCGTTGAATGCGCTGGATCTGACCCAGCGAACAACACAGGACACGGCGGCGGCTGTCATGAGACAGTGCCTTCCAGGCCAATGACGTAATTACCAGCAAAGAGATTAGCTTTGCTCTCCAGCGAGAGCTGCATCCACCAGGCATCGAGTTGCAGTTGGTTCACCTTGATGGTGACGGGCCAGGAATCGACGACTTGCGCGGCGCGCTGGATCGCATTCCCGATGGGTTTCGAGGCAGCCTTCGCCCTGGCGGCTGCTTTGCCTGACTTTGGTGCTTTGGCCGCTCCAGACTCTCTGCTCTGCTTGGTGCGGTAATACTGCACGACGCTCTGGGCAACGCCCAGGCGCTTGCCGACGATGCGGCAGGAATCAGATGGATCTGATTCGCGGATGGCTCGGAGTAATTCTGGTTTCATCGTATTCTCCTTTAAAGATTTGGGTTCAGGGCAGAGATGCACTTCAGTTGCGCCGAGCGCGGTGGCCAGGGAAAAGGCCTTCTCCTCGATAGGTGAGGCGAGTAGCCCCGGGGGCGCGTGCGTGCCGTCATCGCAGGCGGCGCAGAGAGCCTCGCCGTCGAAGATCAAAACGGCATCGCAGCAGAGGCAACGCGAGCAGTGCTTGCCTTTTGGCGGCATCGTGGTGTGGGCTTCAATCATTTGCGGCCAGCTTTCCGCTTCATCTGCGCGCTGAAGTTTTTAGTAAGAGCGTCGGCCTCTACTTTGCCGCGCTTGAGATAGTCATGAAGGCGTGAGTTTGCAGCGAGCAAATCGAAAGGATCGGCACCTTCAAGTTCTTCCATTTGCGATACGGCATAGAGCGCGGAATCGAGCAGGCTTTCGAGTTCTAAGAGCCGGTCATTTATAGAACGATCCATCATGCGGCCTCTTTCTTTTGGCAGTAGATTGGCCGGCCTGAAGAGGATGTGGAAGCCGCCACCTCTGCGGTCACTTTAGGGCAGCAATTCCAAGGGTCAAGCGGAAGACTACAGACCGCGCAAGTGGCGCGCAGGTGATAGGGGATCGGATCGATCTGGATGACTTGTGTATTCATTTTTTGCCAGCTTTCTTGGCCGCCTTGGCGGCTTTACGCTCGGCTTTCTCAGCGGCTTCGGTTTCCTTCTGGCGGAGCGCGGCGGCCAGGTCAACAGAGAGCGCCGGAGCTTTGGCGCTGACATTGAAGCAGCCGGAGAAGAGCGAGAGAATCCGGCGCTGTACATCGTCGGCGAAGCCGCCAATTTCCAGCTTCAGTGTGCTGGCGGCATCTTTGCGCAGACTGTGCTTCACCTTGCGGTCAAAGAGCTGGCAGAATACCTTGGGCTTTTTGAGTCGCGAGAGTTCCGATTACAGTTTGCCCACCATCGGTTCCACGGTCTCGATGGAAGAGGCAACGGTAGCGTCGGCGATGTAGAGCGTGCCTTCCAAGCGTGTGGTCTTTTCGGCGTGGGCGGGTGTGTAACCGAAGTCCTGCACGGCGGCCAGCAATGCGCCTTTGGCGGTGGAGAGTTTCTGTTGCTCTTTTTCGACGGCCGCTTTGGCTGTGTCGAAGGCAAGACAGAGATCGTCAATCTCTGCGGCGGTGGGAGCGGGTTTCTTTTCGTTGGTCATAGTGCCTCGGTTTCTTGGGTTGAGTTGAACAAGCTGTTGAGATCGTCCAGGTAGCGCGAGATGCGTTTGTGACAGCACTGCTGGCCGCAGAGGTCTTCGTATGTGAACACTGGATTGCGCGGTGTTTCCGTGGCTTCCACGGGCTGAATGAGAATGCCTTCGAAGCTGGGCCGCGTGATGGCAACCAGCCAGTGATTTACCTCAGCCTTCTGGCGTCCGCAGATGTCGCAAACCACAGTGGGTGCTTCCATCAGCGTTCTCCAATCTTCGGCATGGCCTGGTAGCTCTGGAAGTCGGCCTCGATCACGCGCATCTTCGGTGAAATCAGGTCGAGTATCTGGAGCGCCTCGATCTCGATGGCTTGCGCAATGTACATCGGGACGGCGTCGCCAACTACCATCAAGTTCCGCATGATCCGGAGATTTTCGCGCAACTCGTCGAGCAGATAGGAAATCGCGCTTGGCTTATCAATAGTTAAAGCGAGGTCGTTTAACGAGAGTTCAGGCATCAGTTCACCTTTTCTTTCTGAGGCGAGCAGCGGATCGCCATGTCGATGGCGGCGTGGGCCGGTTCGATGTTGCGCAGGATGGATTTGGCGACGGGGAGCGGAATGCATCCCCAAAGATCAATGCAGGCGAGAGCGAGTTCCATATCCGCGCAGACTTCCTTGAGCACGTCGCCGAACTCAACCGGGATTGTCGCCTCGCTCTTCAGGACGATGCACTGCGCTTTTCCCTGCTCGTTGATGTAGACCATGCGGTTGCTGGTTTGATCGGTCACCGGGCACCTCCGAGTACTAGCTCGACAGCTCCACCGGACAGGAAAGCGATGCCGATTTCGTAGAAGGTATAAAAGATGCCCAGGATGATGACGAAACGGATCGCGTTTTCCAGAAAGCGGCCAGTGCGGATCAGTATCCGAAACGCATTGCGCATCTGGCGGTCCGTGGGCCTCCAGGCCGTCTTCAAAGCCCACCAGCGGCGCAGACGCACGGTGATGTGTATGTGGCTGCCCTGCACGCTGGTTGTCAAGCAGCCCTCGTCCTGGCGGAGCAGTTCACCTTGCTCTTCGGCTTCCAGCAGGCGGCGCAGTGATTCTGGAACTTCTTGCATCAGGCCTATCTCCGTTAAAGGCACAGCGCAAGCCAGACTCATCATGTGAACGAAGCGATGGAGTGTCATGCTACGGCCTCTTCCCTTTCCGCAGCGGCTTGAGAGGCCGCTGCTTTGATCTGGTCAAGCGCGTTGGTGAGGGTGCGGACATTGATGTAGGTACGGTTGCCTTCGAAGGCATCGCGCACCGTGGCGCTGGCGATCAGCTTGTCGGCCAGCTTGTCGGCATCGTGGGGCGTGCGCTTGCGAAGCAGGTCGCCGATTTCGCGCTGGATGATGCCGCGCGCCTCCAGCCGCTCCAGGCCGGGCAGCCGAACCTTGGCGATGATGCGAGAGTTCCACTGCTCCAGCGTGGCGCTGAACTCGTCAAACTTGCGTTTGAGGTCATGAGAGCCGACAAAGAGCAGAGAGAGGTAAGGCGGCTGGTCGAGCAGCTCGCGCAGAGTCTCCATGCACTCGATGGAGAGATGCTGCGCTTCATCCAGCACCAGCACGACGCGATGATTACGCAGGTCGAAGCGCAGGCTGGAGAGCATGGCGTCCACATTGGCGTTGACGCGCGATCCGCAGGCGATGGCGACGCGCCGCACAATGTCACGCGGGCGGATGTTCTGGCGGCAGTAAACGTAGAAGGCGCGGCGGCCGCTTTCGTCGGCGATCTGGGTAAGATTGATCTCCGCCACCTGATGCTCCAGGACGAAAGACTTCTGGCTTCCGGGCGGCGCGTAAATCATGTAGGCAACGGGGCGGGGCATGAGCCGCTCGAATGTGTCGCGGATGATGCGGACGTTGGCCGTTTCGTACAGTCCGCCCTGCATACGCGCATTGGAGCCGATGGGATGCTGATCGATGTACTGGTCAGCCACGCCGATCAACTTGCGGGCGGAGCCAGCGATGTTGTGGTAGCGATCTGTCATGAAGACGCGTAGTGTGTCGGCGCTGTAACCGATACGGCTGGCAAAGTCTGGCCGTGAAAGGCCGGTGCGGATGAGGTAGTCTTCAATGCGCACCCGCGCGGCGGCGTCAAATGGCCGTTCGCTTTCGAGTGCAGCCTTCTTTGCTTCAGTGGTGAGTCTCAAAAGATTTCCTCCAAAAAACTGCTGGCAATCTCCGAAGCGCTCTGGGGCGCAACGGCGTGTTTGTTGGGTGTGAGGCGAGGTTTGCGGTGGGTGATGACTTCGCCGGCGTTGGATGGCAACTGCAACCGGCCGTAGAGAAGTTCTTCGGCAGACTGTGCCCCGTTGCTCCGAGCGGCTGTGGCGATGGCCTGGATGCTCTGGCGAGTGGCTTTTTCCAGGCCGCGGCGGATCTCCATCGACTCGCCGATCTGAGCCTGAGTGTGAGGATCGTTGGGGGCAAAGCGCAACAGCGGCTCAGCCTCAAGCCAAGCGATGAAGCGTCCATCGAGGTCGAGCACGGCGGCGAACTCGGCGTCGTCTGGGTTGAAACCCACCAAGACTTCGCACTCATTCACTTCGTGCATCGCAGCCCAGGCCAAGCGGTCATCCGGGCGCGGCGTGTAGCGGTAGTTGCGCAGCTTGACGGCGCACTCATGCACCTGGCGGCGCACAAACTCTGCCAGCAGCATCGCCATAACCTCCGGCTCAGGCACGGGCTTTTGGCGCGGGTTGAGTTCGGCCTTGAATACTTCGTTGGGTGTTGCACCATCCATGCCTTCACCGCGCTGGGGGGTATTGTTGTACTCCTCAAGCCAGGAGAGGCAGCCGAGAATGAAGCGGCTGGCCAGCGGATGGTTCGACTCGCCCACGCGGCCAGCCTTGAGCAGACGGCGGTGGCGCATCATGGCCGCTTCCGTGGCCTCGGGGCGCGTGAAGGGCGAGCCAGATGTATAGGTGGAATGCACCGCGTCAAAGCGCATGTGCATAGTGCGGAAGAAGCGCTCAACGTGCTTGCTCTGAGGGTGGCGGGGAATGCAGTGCGTCACCGCAATGCCGAGCCGCGAGAGAAAGCCTTTCTGCTCGATGCTCTGATATTCGTCGTTGAACCAGTTGGCGGGAGCCTTGGTGTCGTCGTCGGCAAACTCTGGAACCTCGCTGCCTTTGACAGCGCCCTTGGCCACCTTTTTGTAGTCTTTGCCGTTGTCTACATAAATTCCTTCCGGTGGACCGGAGTCGAGCATGGCGCGCAGCATGGTGGCGGCGATAGAGCGCGAGGAACCTTCCCATGCCCAGGTTCCCCAGGCCTTGCGGCTGCGGTAATCCACAAACGCGCTGATGCGCAGGCGTCCCGGCGTGCCGAATTCAACTTCAGGAAATAGGTCATTGGAAATCTCCACGTCGTGGATGGCGTGGTCACCGACCCATATTTGATTAGCGAAGACATCCACGTAGCCGCGCCGGATGTAGGGAGCCATGCGCTCGCGATATTGGCGCTGGCCTTCGCGGGCTAGAGTGGTCATGGCTGGAGAGATTTGCTGCGCCAGAAAGACGCGCACGGTCTCGCGGCTGGGCAGCTCGTTCTCCACCAGGTCAAGCAGCGCCGCGTCATGGGCGATTTGTTCCACAACAAACGTGATGGACTGGCGCTGATCGAGATAAAGATAAGCTGCCAGCATCGCGGCCTTGGGATGCGCGGCAAACCAGCGGCTTTGGCCTTTGTCCGCGCGGATGCGGTCTGCCAGCGCCGTGTAGCCGCCGCCGCGATACTGCGTGAGCCAGCGCCGCACTGTCCGCTCGGTGACGTTCTGGCTCTCGGCCACCCAGCGCTCCATCGCGGACTTTGAAGTAACAGGTGTACCGTCGGCGAGCCGCAGTGAGCGGTAGCGGCCTGGGTCATTGGCGTATTCAATCAGGGGTTCCAGGGCGGCAAGGCGTTCCGCCGCCTGTTTTTGGTCTTCGGTTTCGGTTAAGATCACGCGCTGGGCCTGCGAGGGAATCAGAAGCGGTAAAGAGGCTTGGATGGGTTGAGGTTTGGGCTGGATGGCTTTGGGGACAACGTGGATCTGCGGAAGAGACGCGGCCAGGTAGAGGCGGATCGGGCGTCCGTTGGTAGCGAGTTCATCGCTCTCACGGGAGACGACTCGTCCGATTTGTACCTGCTGGTAAAACCATGCCCGTGACCACCGGGTGAGCTGGAGAGCCTTTTCGGCGTCAACCCACTCGCCATCTGCGGCGGGCGAGGAAGAGACGAGCTGGAGTTGAGGGCAGGCGCTCATAGTTCTATCCCCTGCAAGCGCTTTTCAAGCAATGCGACTTTTTCGCAGGCTCGTTTTTGGCGAAGATATTCGCGTCCCAGGTCGAGTAGCTCGGCTTCGGTGGCGTCGATCACGCGGTATCCGGCCAACTCAACTCGGCAACGGAGAAGCCTGAAATCACTGGTTGCCATGCAGAAAGCGCGGTCCAGTTCGGCGGGGAATCTGTAGTCGTCCGCTGATTCAGCCGTAAAACCGTTGAGTCTTCTTACCGTGATTTCCGAGCCAGTGAAGTAAGACATCGCATCGGCAATCTGTTCGCGGCTTTTACCGCATCGGCGGATCGAATCCACCAGCACTCCACGAACGACCGCCGCGTCATTCATGCTGCCCGGCAAAGTCTCTTCGGCTCCTGAAAACAGGTTTGGCTGCATATCCGCCGAAAAAACTGGTGGAAACTTTGCGCTAGACGCGGAGGTTTCGCGTGGGCGAGACTGAGAGCGTGATGAACTCATCGCTCACCGCCGTTCTCTTGCTCGTGAAGATCCTGCTTGATTCGCAGGTATTCTTCTTCGAGCTCAGCCATAATCAGCGCAGAGGAGTGGAGTCCTGTTGCAACTTGCCGAACGTGTTGAGGCGTCACTCCATTTTTTCTGGCGACGCGGCTATAGATTCCAAAAAAACGTTGCATCCGGCGCAGGTCGAGAAGAAAGAGTGGTGTTACGGGGATAGAGACACATCTGCAATTGATGACCTGTGGAGGCGGTGGACCGACTGGTGTGACGGGACCGCAAAAAAGAGATCTGAAAGCATGACTAACATCTCTATAAAACTCGCGGAGGCGCGATGAAATATTCATGCCGCACGCTCCAGGCTTTTCCGCCGAATCGACTGCATCTCGCGGTTGAGCGCGGCTGTTACTCGGCGCGACGTGCTCAAACCCTTGGCAACATGACGGACGTGCTGGGGCGTGACCCCCATTTTTCTGGCCACTCGGCTATAAATTCCGAAGAACAAAGCCGCTTGTTCCAGTTCCGGTGTCGTACTCTTAAATTGCAAGCTCAAATTGGTGCTCCTGATTGTGAAACCGAGCATAATGCACACTTGCACAATTCGTCAAGGAAAATATTTATGCCACCAAAATCGAAGCCAAAAACGGACGTTTCATCAGTGGCGAGTCGTATAGAAAAAGTTCGTAATACGCTTGGAATGAGTCAGACAACCTTCGCTGAAACTCTAGGAACTCGGCCGTCAAGCATTTCAAAATGGGAAGCTGGAAAAAACAGACCAAGTCCAGATGTCCTCGCTCGGATTGCAAAATTATGTGAAGGAATCGATAAACTATTTTTTCTGGAGGAGGCTGGGATTCCCGAAGAATACTTTGCAGGAGCGCCTATGCTCCGGGAAATACATGAAGCATCTTTGGAAGTTGTTGCTCAGTCACTGTCTGGAGACACTCGCGACCAGCGAAACATTCCGCTTTTGCGGGATGCCATCGCGGCAGGTAATCCGCGTGGCATCGATGAATCTGAAATCGTCGCTCAGATCCCATTTTTGAAGCGTTGGCTGCCACGCGGCGCACAGCTCTATGCCTTCAAGGTTGCTGGTGATTCGATGGCTCCTATCATTTGCGATGGCTATTTGGTCATTGTGGACGCGGCCCAGCGCGATCCAAAAAGCCTCGTTGGCCAGATGGTAGCCGCGCGAGAGGGTGACGGAGTGACCATCAAGTGGCTGCGCAAAGACAAGGACACATATCTCCTGGTTCCGCAGCACGTCTCGCCGCGCATTCCGGTGCGGGTTATGCGTGAAGAAGACGATTGGAGTATTGTGGGTGTGGTTTTGAAATGGATCGGCTATCCGCCGCCAACTGGAAAGTGAGAACGTGATGAAGAAAGCAATTTCGTGTGTAATAGCTGCCTCTTTGATTTTGGGGATCGGGTGCAAAAAGGAAACCACAGAGAAGCCGGAGCCAGCCATCAAGAAACTCCTGGCGCGGACAGACATTGTCCTGGTGAAGCATTTCTATCAAGCGCAAGCTATCAGTGAAGACCCTACCGCTAATTTGTCGAGTTTTCACCCTGGATTTATTTCAATAAAGCCGGTTTGGGTGTATGAACCTGGCAAGGTGAAGGAAGGCGAGAAGGGTGCGACTATAACGCTCATCACGTACTACTATTGGTCAGGAGAAGGTGAGTTTTCACATAAAGTAGGCGGAGATGAGCGCACTGCCTTTCTCGATCTAAAAGAACTTCGCGATCTGGATACCTCACTCGACTTCTTTCAGTCGGATTCTTCGCCATGGCGCGCGCAAGAAAAATCTGACCATGTTGAGGTATCTTTCGACTCCAAGGATGATTTTCAGGCTTCCATCTTCCACACTTCAGGAGATCGCGGAGACGTTCTCTTTCTTACCATTGCAGGAAAATCGATAGAGTTGAACACAGCTAAGGCATCTGAACTTCAGAAAATCACGCGGGATGCAATTGGCGTATTAGACAAACTGTAGCTGTTCTAATTGATGTTGAGTTAGAGCAATTAGGCTGATTTCCAAAGCCGCCACATCTTCGCCTTGCATTCGCCTTTCTTTCGAGCTATGCTCGCGGAATGAACTCTCCATTTCCCTGGCCTGGTGGTAAACGCGCGTTGCAGAAAACCCTGCTCAGCCTGGTTCCTGAGCACAAGATTTACGCGGAGGTCTTTGCCGGATCGGCGAAGCTGCTCTTTGCTAAAGAACCTGCCAATCTGGAAGTAATGAACGATCTGAACGGCGACGTAATCAACTTCTTCCGCGTGGCCAAGCATCGCCCGTCGGAACTGGCCGAGCGCTTGCAGTTGGACTGCATCCACGCGGGCCGCTTCCGTGAGCTGCGTGCTGGCGCGGATACCACCAGTGAGATCGACCGCGCGCTGCGCTTTGCATACCTGGTCTGGTATTCCTTCGGAGCCAAAGGGCAGCACTTCGCCAGCAGTTCTGCGAAAAGTCCAAAGGCCAAGCGGCCACTCGGCCGAGTTTGCGATCTGCTGCGGGCAACGGCTAAACGATTGTCTGCGGTGCTGATCGAGCAGCGAGACTTTGCGGAGATCATCGAGCGTTACGATTCGGCGGAGACATTCTTCTATCTCGATCCGCCGTATGTCGCCTTTCAGCCCAATGGCCGCTATCAGCCGTTGGCGAAAGAGCGGCGAGTGGAGATGTTCGCGCAGCTCGGCAAAATCAAAGGCCGGTTTCTGATGAGCTTTGATGACCATGCAGAGATCCGCGCGTTGGCGCGCAAGCACGGATTCAAGACACGGAAGGTCGGCGTGGTGTATACAATATGCGGAGCGGCCACGCGCAAGACTTCTCCCGAACTGCTGATTGCCAACTATGCAATCAATGCGGCGGCGGCCTGATTCTCCCCATCCGCCCTCTCTCCGCACCGGCAACTATTCCATCTTTCACGGCTATCGCAGGTGCTTCGCGGGGCTGCGCCTGTGCGCTTTAATCTCTCTTCAGAACGCAATGCCAATCCACTGAAAAGGAGAGGCAGAGTGCCAGAGCGAGGGGAGGGCGTTGGCGAGCGAGGCCCGAAAGGCCGATCTATCACCAGCGCCTTAATCTCTCAAAGTTGGTAAGGGAGCGAGATGAAATTCAGCGCGGCGGGGATGGAATTGTTGAAGCAGTCCGAAGGCTTCCGGGCGAGGGTCTACCTGGACGTGGCCGGGATTCCTACGGTCGGCTACGGCCATCGGCTGATCCATCCTGAATCTTTCCTCAACGGCGTGGACGAGCCGGAGGCGGCGCATATTCTGGCTTGCGATGTGCGCGAGTCTGAGGAAGATGTAACGCGCCTGGTGAAAGTGCCGCTCACCCAAGGGCAGTTCGATGCGCTGGTGGACTTCACGTTCAACTTGGGCGTGGGGCAGCTTGCCAATTCCACTCTACTGAAATACCTCAACGCCGGTCGCTACGACGACGCGGCGGAGCAGCTCCTGCTCTGGGATCATGTCGGAGCCAAGGAACTGTCTGCATTGAAGGCTCGACGCGAGGCGGAAGTCGCGCTCTGGAAGGGAGGGTCGCAATGACGCTCTCGAACGGTTGGAAGATCGCTCTCTATGTGTTGGTGGTCGCCTTCATGACGATTGGCGCGTGGGCATGGCTCGCGGAGCACGACGCCCGGTTGAAGGCGGAGACGGCCTCGGCTGCGCAGCAAAAGACTGTGGACGCGGCCAAGGCGGACAGCCAGCAGGTTGCCAGCCAGCTCAAGGTGACGATGGCCGCGCTGGAGGCAGAGAAAGCCAAGCCAGCCACACCGCAGCAAATCGTTCTCGACGCATCGAAGCTGATTCCGAATTTGCCGCAGCCTATGGTGATTCAGGACGCGCCCGCGCCGGCAGTGGGAACTGGACCCGCTCAGCCGGGCAGCGCGATCCAGCAGCCGCAGCAGCAGATCGTGATTCCGGCAGCCGACTTCAAGGCGATTCAAACCGCCGAGATCGGCTGCCAGGAGAATGCGGCCAAGCTGACTGCCTGCACGCTGACGGCGGCGAACACTGCGACTGAACTACAGGCGATAAGTTCCCAACGGGACGAGTGGAAGATGGCGGCCAAGGGTGGAACGTGGCTGCACCGGACATTGACGGCGGCCAAGTGGATCGGTATCGGCGCGGCGACGGGGTATGTGGCGGGAAGGGTGACGAAATGAAGACATTTCTGGCGGTTCTTTTACTTGAAGTTCTCACGACTGGATTTTTCTACCATCGCATTTCCGGCGATACGCAGGATGGCGATATATCTCTCGGAATTCTTTTCTGGTTGATGGTGTGCATCTACGTCTCCCTCGATTTGTTTTGGGTGCTCATTCTTTTATGGCTCAACGGCAGATGGTGAACGCTGAAGCCAAGGCGGCGGGATTTCTGCGCTCGATGCTGAGTGAGCGCGATGGCACGGTGAGCAATACGCGGGTGTGCGTGGCGCTCGTAGTCACCTTTTCTCTTGGCTGGGTGACGGCGCTGCTGGTCCGAGTGCATGGGCCTCTCTCCGCGCAGGATGTGGCCACGTTACTGGGGCCGCTGGGAATGTTTGCAACGGGAATTACGGGCAGCCTGTACGCGATCAACAAGGCCGCTGACGTGCTCAATAACCGGACGGATGCGGGCGCGGAGAGCGCTGCGCAGCCTCCACAGCAATGAAGGGAGAAACGCGATGCATCATTTTCTTTTGGTTGTAGTTCTGATAACGTTCGCGCTGGTCTTGGGTGTGGTCTTCTCGATCAAGATCAAGCAGGCTATCGAAGATTTGGAAGCCACCTTCGAAACCCGTCTGCGGGCGCTGGAGACGGCTGTCAAGGCAAAGCTCTGATGTTTTGCTTACGCCTATTTCGCACTTTTCACAGGCTGCTGAAAACGCAGCATAACCGCGTACTGGGCGGCGTGATGTCCCAGCAAGGAGTTTCAATGCCACTCGTTCCCCTATCCCCCGGAAACTCTCCGCAGTTTCAAGTCACCCCCTCGCCGGCTGGCGTTGCCACGTTGGCAGCCAACACCTCCTGGATAAGTTCGGACTCGGTGAACTTCCCGGTTACGATGAACGCGGATGATCCGACCGGCCTGACCGCAACCGTGAACATTCCCGCGACAGAGACCGTGACCGAAAGCGTTACGCTCGCGTGGAGCTATACCAACCCTGATGGGGTGGTCGCCAATGCGACGGCCAGCTTCAATTTGGTCAGCGGTGTTGCGGCTGCGGTCGATGTGACCGGTGGCACACTGGCGCAGATCGTTTAAGAACAGGCATCAGGGGTCTGAGGTTAGAGATCGGGCCCCGCAAACGATAACCCCCGCAAAGCGCACGACTCCTCGGATGATCCAAAGGCTACGTACCGAGGGGAACTCAACCAACCTGCCGCCGCACAGCCCAACCAGGCCGTGCGGCGGCAATCAAAAAAGGAAGCATGATGCGGGTCAGCTTTGACAACATGCCGGTGCTGAAATATCACGCCATCCGCGCGCGCATCCGGGCGCAGGCCGACGAGATGCGCTGCACTGGCAATGCCGGATCGGCAACCAGCAACGGCGTAACCGTCGAGTGGAGCTATGACGAGGCTGAAGAGCGGCTGATCGTTACCTTGGCGAAGCGGCCCTGGTGGGTTGCTGAGAGTTTGATTGCCAGCAGGATTCGAGACTTGGTGGAGGCGGTGCAATGAAGACAGTTCTCAGTTGTCAGTTATCAGTTCTTAGCCGGTTGAGAGTCGTGCTGCTCTTCGCTGTGATGGGCTGCTTGGCCAGTTGCGGCGGCGGGGGTGGCATCCCTTGCTTTGCCCAGGGCGCGGTGCGCGCGGCGCTGCCTGTGGCACCTATCGGCACCTTCTACTCACCAGAGGCCAACCTTGAGGCGATGGACGTGGCCGCGCTGACTTCCGCGCAGCACGCCATCAACCTGGCGGCCTTCAGCTTGACGGACAAGGCTATTATTGCCGCGCTGGCGGACCGTGCCCAGCATGGTGTGATTGTGCGGATCTACCTCGACCGGGGCGAGCTGCAGGCCGAGTGCCGGGGCGACGCAACCTGCGCGCGATCTCCACTGCATATTTTGATTGGTTTATCGGGAGTGGAAATCCGGGTCAAGCACTCGAAGATTCTGATGCACCTGAAGAGCTATGCGGTGGATGCCGCTCTGGAGCGAGACGGCTCCGCCAACTTTTCCGAACAAGGCGAGCAGCGGCAGGACAACTCCGCGATCTTCAGCGGCGACCAGATGGCCGTCGGGAGATTTTGGAGGGAGTTCCAGGGGATGTGGACGCGAGCCGACAATCTGACCGTTGCCCAAGCCGTCGCCGGGCAGTAAGGCGACGAAAAAGCGAAAACGCATCAGATCGAACAGAATTGCGTTTTAACGGGTTCGGGGTATTACCCCTCGATGAATTTCCATGAACGGGGTCGACGGCGGCAAAGAATCGCAGGATTGGCCAAAATTTTGAGCTGGTTTGACCAGCAGAGATCGATTTTGAGGTTGAGAGAGTTTTGGAAGGGAAAACGGCCACGGTGACGACTTTAGATTTAGGCGGGCATGGAGTACCGAGAGCGAGTATCGAGGCCGGGTTTCGGTCGGGCTGGCTCCGGCATATCGGGGTGGCTATCGGCGGGGCAAGCGGGGCGGCGGCTGCGCTGGGCAGCTACGAAGTGTTGAAGCAGCAGCCGGAGAGGGCTTTTAACTTGCTTCAGGGCTGGGGCCCGGTTTTTCTTATCTCCATCATTGCGCTCTTTGTGCTGGGCAGGTATCTGGAAGGTTTGAACTGCACGGTACGCGAGAGCTTCAGTGTGGTGGCAAGCGGTTTGCAATCGAGCGCCGCCGCCGCAGGCCGCACGGCGGATGCCTTGACCAGGCTGGCCGAGCAGGGTGGACGCCAGGCTGAGCAGGTGGAGCGGTTGGCTATTTATGCCGCGCAGGAATTTCCAGGAGTGTATGAGCGTCTGGACCGGCAGGATGATATTTTGCAAGAACTTTTGAGCGGCCAGAAGGGGCTGCATTCAATGTTGAGCAGAGAAAAGGCGGCATTGGAGCGCAAGGACCGAGAGTTGGAGGAGCGCGATGGAAGCGGAGCTTAGGGAGATTCAAGCGCGGCGGCGGCGGGGCATCATTCTCAAGCTCGTGCGCGAGGGACACGAAAACCAGCTTTCGCGGATGGATGACTTTGAGGTCTGGGTCATCTTGCTCAAGATGGGGCAGACGACGGGCCGCCAGCAGGTGGTTACGCTGCTGCAAGATCTTCAAGTGCTGGATTACATCGACTTCAAACAGGCGGTGAACGAAGAGACGGGACGTGTGGAACTGAGCCAGATCACGCTCTCTGCCGCAGGTCTGCGCTTTCTGACGCGGCGCAAGAGCAATGACGACGTGCTCTTCAACTAGAGGTTGTCTGATGCAGAGTTGCTCACATAAATGGGAAGCGGCGCTGATTTTCGAACGTCCGGGTAGAAGCTGCCTTCTATGCGGTCGATTTGAGCAGATTACTCGGTGTACTTTCAAACGGCTATTCGGGCGGACTGCTCAGTGGTTTATCAAACGGAAGCTCTTTGATTGATGAGGAAGCATGGCGAAGCCTAGACCAAAAACCGGAGAGCAGCGGAAGACCAAGCAGCCGCTCAAGATCGACCGCCTGCCGCAATCCGCGCAGGACGCGATCAAGTTGCTCTATGACCGGGGTCGCACCTGGGTGCAGATCGAGGAGCAATCCGCGCGTCCCTATAGCGCCGAGTGGGAAAAGGACGGCGGCGGCTTCATCGACTGGCCAGCGGTGGACGCGGACGCGCTCGATCTCTTTCCCGGCCTGCGCCTGGCTAAGTCCAGCTTGCAGCGGTGGTTTGATTTGCGCGTGAGCCAGGTGCGGGCGCAAGTGATGGCCGAGAGCGCCAAGGCGCGGGAGTGGGCTGGAGTCTTCGCCGGCGCGGATCTGCTGAACTCGAATGCCGCCGTCATGAACGCCATGCGCGACCAGGTCTTCACGCTGATGCAGCAGGTTGGCCCCGGCGACCAGGCTGCGTTTCTTAAGGGCTTGAATATGCTTTCCTTGACCATGAGTCGCCTGCAACGCGTCGATCTGCAAGCGCGGCGGGTTGCGGTAGACGAAAAGAACGTCCAGATCAAGCTCGACCTCATCAAGGACAAGGCTGGCAAACTGCTGGGGGCAATGGAAGGCGGCGATGGTAAGCCTCCCGTGGAATTGACCCGCGAGGATCTGCTGGAAAAGGTGAGGGAGATTTATGGCGCGGTCTAAGCAAATCTTCCTTCAATACCAGCAAGAGTGGATCGCCGACAAATCGCCCCTCAAAATCTGGAAGAAGGCGCGGCAAATCGGATTCAGCTTCTGCGCCACATTCCGCGCGGTCACGGACCTGGTCCGCCACAAGACGCTGTGGATCGCGCTCAGTGCAGGGCAGCGCCAGTCGAACGAATTGGCACAGAAGGCGCGGGAGCACGTAGAGGCGATTGCGCGCATCGAGCAGGCGGCGCGCGGCTACGAGTTCATCGAAAAAGAAGGCACTGGGGCGTTTGTCGAGGGCGTCGAGCAGACCCAGTCGATCATTCACTTTCCGTCGAACAAGTCGCGCATGATCTTTCTGCCGGCGAATCCGGACACAGCACGCGGCTACACCGGCAACGTGCTGGCCGATGAATTTGCCTTTCACAAGGACGCCAAGCGCATCTACGCCGCCATTTATCCGTCGATCACGCGCGGTTATTCAATCGAGATCGGCTCAACATGCTTTGGCGAGTCGGGGATGTTTTACGAGCTGTGCGAGAAAGAGAATGGCTTCTCGAAGCACTGCACTACGATCTATGACGCCGTGGCGCAGGGGCTTGATACTGACATCGAAAAACTGCGCGAAGGTTGCCCTGACGAGGAAATCTGGGAACAGGAATACTGCTGTAAATTCATCAGCGACGCTTCGAGTTGGATTACCTGGGATCAGATCATCGCGGCGGAGTCGGGATCTGCCACGATTGACCTGCCAGATTACTTTATTCCCGTCGGCGAGCTTTACCTGGGTGTAGATATTGGCCGCAAGAAGGATTTGACGGTCATCTACCTGCTCGAAAAGGTGCTGGGAGTCTTTTGGACTCGCGCGGTTGTGCGGATGCGCGCCACGCCGTTTGCCGTTCAGCGCCAGCGGATTGATTGGTTCTTTGAGAATCTTCCGATTCGTCGCGGTTGTTTTGACTCAACCGGCATCGGAATGCAGATGGCTGAAGAGGTTCAGGAAAAGTTTGGCAGCTACCGGATTGAGCCGGTGACCTTCACTTTGGCCATAAAAGAAGATCTGGCCGTTCGGACGCGGCGCAGCTACGAGGATATGACGATTCGCATCCCGGATGAGCGCGGTCTGCGCAACGCGATTCACGCGGTGCGCAGGTTCCCGACGACAGCGGGTAACTTCCGCTTTGACGCGGATCGCACCGAGGCGGGACATGCAGATGAATTCTGGGCGCAGAGTCTGGCGCTGCTTGCTGGCAGCTCTGGAGCCGAGGCGGCTGCGAGCAGCAGTGACGCCCAGGTGGGTGGACGTGAGCAGAGCTTTGGGCGCGGCGAGGCATTGACCGGCGTAAGCCGGGGCGGCGACGACTTTGTGCGCCGCGACAGGAGATCGAGATGGGCTTGATTTCAGGACGGATCAAAAACTTTCTTCAACGCCGCTCGACGGCTGAGCGCAGCGGCCTGACGCTGCTCAACCTGGACGAGGCCAAGCGATGGGACGCGGCGCGGGCCGAGGGCGAGGCCGCCGCGCGGGCCAAGCTCGCCGCAGAGGCCGTTGCGCCGCAGCTCTTCACACTGACCACCGGAGACGGTGAAGATCCGGGATTCCGGCGCATCACCAGCCTGGCCACGCTGCGCGATCTGAATCCACTGATGCACGACCGGATGCTACAGGTCTGTTACTTCCTGCGGGTGACGACGCCCTTCGGCAAGCGCATCGTGGAGATCATCACCAACTACACGGTGGGCAAGGGTATCCGCGTTACCGCCAAAGATCCGCGCGTCCAGGAAGTGATTGACGCCTTCTGGAACGACGAAATCAACAACATGGACGAGAACTGCTCCATGTGGTGTGACGAGCTGACCACCTTTGGCGAGCTATGCCTGCCAGTGGCCAAGAACCCGGTGAGCGGCAAGGTGCGGATCGGCTACATCGATCCGATGAACATCGACACCATCCAGTTTGCTGAGATGGCCACCTCGGACGGAACGGCCAGCATCAACATTCCGTATGCCGTGCGCCTGCGCCGCGAGGTGGGCGAAGTACTGCAGAAACCGATGCTGCTGGTGCAGCGCAGCGAAGATCCCAACGCTGAGAACTATGGACGCCTTGCCGGAGAGTGCTTCTACTTCACGCTCAACAAAGCAAAGTCCGCGAGCCGGGGCTTCAGCGAACTCTTCGCCCTGGCTGACTGGATCGATCTCTTTGACCAGATGATCTTCGACTTTGGCGACAAGGTCCGCTTCCTGAACAGCTTTGTTTGGCACTACACATTGAGCGGTTCCGATGCGAAGAAGGTGGAGGAGTACAAGAACAAGCTCACCAAAGACCCTCCGCGCCAGGGCGGCGTGATGGTGACCAACGAGCAGGTCAAGATCGAGGCGCAGACGCCAGAATTCCATGGCCAGGACATGGCATCCGTGGCGCAGATGACAAAGCTATACGGCCTGGGCGGCGCGGGGCTTCCTCCGACGTTCTTCGGCGACGGCGTTGACGCCAATCGGGCAGCGGCCGTCGAAATGAATGCGCCGGTGCAGCGCAAGATTCAGGACCGGCAGAATCACCTGGCCAGGTGCCTGACGAGCGTGCTGAACTTTGTGATTGAGTCGGCACAGGATGCAGGCGTGCTTCCGCCGAGCGTGGATGTGGGCTACAACATCGAGTTCCCAGAGATTGCCACGCGGGACTTGGAAAAGGGCGCGCAAACGTTATCAGGCGGTGCGACTGCGCTTCAGGTCGGTCAGCAAGAGGGATGGGTTACCGGCCAGACGGCGGCGCGGGCATTCCACACGCTGCTCTCGGAGATCGGCGTGGACATCGACGACAGCCAGGAAGAGTACGAAAACGCGCAGCAGGAAAAGGAAGACAAGGCGGCCAAGCAGCAGGATCAGTTCTTTCCGCAGTCGTCCCTGGGCGCGGCGCTGAAGTCGCTGAAGACGCCGCCGCCGAACGCGGCTGACGAGGCTGGCAAAGGCCCAGATAACGATCTGCTTGACGCGGATGAAGCAAAGACGCTGGTGCAATAATGGCAGACTCACGCGCACAGGCTTACGCTCAGCAGCTCAACCTGCTCACCAGGCAGGCTGAGGCTCTGACGCCTGAAGCGCGGCGGCGGATCATAAAACTCCTGGACGACGCCAATCGCGAGATCCTCGCGGACGTGGCGCGCAGCCAGCCAGAGAGCTACAACGCGGCTCGGCTGCAAGCGTTGAAGGCGCAGATTGAACGCGTGATGTCGGAGTTTGCCAATCAGGCCAGCAGCCAAGTCAGCGACCTGCAGCAGAAGGCATACGAGCAGACGGCAGTGCAGATCGACGCCACGGTGGCGGCTGGCACTGGCACACTGGCAGTGCATCCGGTTATGGACCGGGCAATGGTTCAGGTTGTGCAAGGATACACGGCAGACCTCATCAGCGGTCTGACGCACGACATGAGCGCCAAGATCAACGCGGCGATTCAGCGCGCGGCAATGGGCGGCATGAATCTGCAGCAGCTCGTCACACAAATCGGCACCACGCTGGAGGGAGGCCAGTTCAGCGGACTCTTCAGCCAGGTGGGCGAGCGGGCCATGAGCATCGCCACCAACGAGATTATGCGCGTCCAATCACTGGCCTCTGTGGCGCGGATCAACGATTTAAGCGAAAACCATCCCGGCCTGGGCAAACGTTGGCTGCATATCCCGGTGGCGCGTGTGCCGCGCATCGGGCATCTACTGGCGGACGGCCAGGTGGTCAAACCCGGAGAGCCATTCATTGTCGAGGGCGAAGAGTTGCAATATCCGCGCGATCCATCGGGATCGCCGGAAAACACCATCAACTGTCATTGCCTGGTGCAACCCTACGTGAGCGATGACGATCTCAAACCTACAGACCAGGAGCGCCAACTGCTGCATAGCTACGGCGTCTCGGTCTCAACCAGCGAAGCATAGGAGTTCACCATGTCTCCAGTCGCCACAGCATCCCCATCGAGTATGGCTTCGGCCGTCGTCACGCCCGCACCGCCAGCAAACCTGTCGGCAGCGGCCAAAATTGTTTGGAGTATCACCTACGTCAAGGCGCTGGCGCAGGCCAAGCTCGATCACCCTGACAATCCACGCGCACAGAGCATGGTGGCTCTGAAGGCCGCGAATGCGCTGCTGGCCGTGCCTCCGCCCACCAGCGCGGCTGAGATTGACGCGCTGGAGCCGTGGCAGGTGCTTCAGCGTGGCACACGGATCATCAACGGCGCGCTGACGGCTGTCTGTGTTACAACAGATGGCAGGAAGTACAGCTTCCCGGTTGTCGATGCGCCACCGGCTGTGCCCGTCAATCTGGCAGCCATGACCAAAGCGGAGATCGTGGCACACGCGCAGGATGTCCACGGCTTGGAACTCGATCCGAACTTGAAGAAGGAAGAACTGATCGCTGCTGTCGCTGCAAAAGCAGCTTAATAACAGCATCGATTGCAGCTTCCCGGTCGTAGTTGAGAATCCTAAAACATCTAAGAAATAGCTGAACTATTCCACGTTTCACACCTGTTTCAGGTGCTTCATGATGAGGCACCTGAAGCAGGGATACTCAGGGAGATATGAATCACTCCCTGATATTTTTGCTCGCGGCTGAAGCTGATCTCTCACTCGATGAGCAGCAGCAGCTTATCAACGGCGAACTGCGCGAGTCTTTTGGCTTAGACGAGCAGGGTTGCCAGCGCTTTTACCTCTTCGAGACGTTCAGCGATTACTTGATTGCGCGCGGCCCGGAGTCGAAGCTCTTTCGTATCTCCTACACCATCGCCGGAGACGAAGTAACTTTTGGCGACGCGCAGGAAGTGACCACGGCATATGTGCCTGTGGCCGAGAGCTGCGAGTTCTTCTCCGCCGAAGCGGACACCACTCCACAATCTGGAAAGTATAAGATCGGCGCACTGAAGGCTGGCTGGGGCAACGGCGCGCTCAACGGCTCGACGGTGCCTCATTACTATCCCCCGGCGTTTGTGGCGCTGGTGGCCGAGGCTTTGAACGGGAAGCCTTTTGGCCGCCGCCATCCCGATCAGCGCGGAGCCGATCCCACGGGCGCGGCTGACCCTGACCGCATTGCGGGCTGGCTTGAAGGCGGATCGTTTGACGGACAGCGCGCAGTGGCCACAGTGAACCTGTTTACTGCGGAGTCTGTACTTCGCTCGAAGCTCGACGAGGCGCGAGATAAGCGCACCATCAATAATTTCGCCGTCTCGATGCTGGCTTCGGTTGGCTACAAGCCTGGAGTGATTGAGGGCAAGCAATGCCTGGTGGCGGAAGACCTGGGTACGCTCTATTCCGTCGACCTTTGCGCGCGAGCTGGCGCGGGCGGCGAGTTTCTGACCGCTGCCGCTTTTGCGGCCAACGATGTTTCAGCGGCGCAACTGCGCGCCGTCAACGCTTCAACCACTGCGATTACTCCCAATCGCCCCAACCGCGGCGGCGCTGCCAGCGCTACCGAAGGAGCACCGATGAAGAAGATAATCCTTCAACTGCTCGAAGCGCTTCGGCTGAAGAATGCCGCGCGTTGCGCCGAGCTGAGCTTGCAATTCAATACCGTGGCCGAGGCTGACTATCCAGCGTTTCTCGACACGGTGACCACCGCTTTTACTGAAGCGCCAGCTACTGCGACCGCTGCCACCGTCCTGACTGCCGAAGCTGCTCAGGCGACACTGACCGAGGCGCATCGCATTCAGAGCCGCAATCGCATCGATACTTCACTGGCGGCTTCCAAGCTGCCCAAGCCCGCGCAGGATCTGGCGCGGACGCATCTGGAGCTGGCGCTTACCTCCGAGGCTGATCTTCCCCAGGCAAAGATTGATGCGGAGCTTACCGGCGTCCGCACAGCCTTTGCCGCCTTCAACAACGTCGGCCGTATTCACCCGTCGGCCATCGTGGTGCTGGACAGCGGCGACAAGATGCAGCTCGCGATGGAAGCGGCCATCGGCGTCAAGGACTCGATTGGCAAAGGCGTCCCGGCCTTCCGCAGCCTGCGCGAGGCTTACACCACGGTCACCGGCGATTACGACCTGGCACGGCTGACTGGCGGCGGCGGTTTCTCCGGACAGCGGATGCTGGCTTCGGAAGCTGTGTTGACCGCAGACTTCCCAAACATCTTGCTCAACTCGATGTCCAAGCGCCTCTTGCAGGACTGGGCGGAACTCGCGCTCGACGGCTTGAGCAACCTCTACACCAAGCAGTCGATCAGTGACTACAAGCAGCAGGACAGGGTCCGCGAGGGCTACTTCAGTGAGCTGCCGATTGTGGGTGAGGGTGGCCTGGGTGACGCGGGTAACACAGGCACCGGGACGGCGAGCTACCTGGAAGTGACCCGCCCCACGGACGAGCACATCTTCTATACGCTGCAAAAGCGTGGCGGGATGCTTTCGATCTCGGAGGAAACAATCCGCAACGACGATCTCGGTGCGATTGCGCGTTTCCCTGGACGCCTTGCGCGGGCTGGACGCTGGACGCTGAAGAATTACATCACCAGCTTCTTTGTGAACAACCCGACGTACACGGGCGATTCCGTGGCGTGGTTCAATGGGGCGCACGCCAACCTGGGCGCACTGGCGCTTTCGCAGGATGCATTGATTGCTGCAGAAATCTCGCTGCTGACCCAGACCGAGAAGGATTCCGGCGAACCGTTGGGATTGCCTCTGGACTGGATCATGGTGCCTCCGGCGCTGGCCGCCACCGCGCGCCAGATCAACCAGACCAACACTGCCGGTTCCAACGCGTTCTTCCAGCGCTTTGGCGTCAACAACGAGCGCATCTACGTCAACGAAAAGCTGACCGACACCAATGACTGGTATTACGGAACGAAGCAAGAGAACGCTCCGTTCTTGGAGATTGGCTTCCTCGACGGCATCGAGAATCCGCAGATCTTCCTGGCCAACCAGCCCACCATCGGCACTCAGTTCACGATGGACGAGCTGCAATACAAGGTCAAGATGGTCTTCAACGGCGCGATCATCGACTTCCGTGGAGTCGGCAAGAACGTCGTAGCCTAACGGTAACTTTCAGCCTTCAGTTGTCAGTTTTCAGCTTCAGAGCCTCGATTCCATCGAGGCTCTGAATAAAAAGCGAGGATCATATGCAGGATAGTTTCCGCAGAAGCACTATCACTCTTCCGCTGCCCGCTCCGCTGGCTGCAAGCGTTGGCCAGGTGACGTACACCTCTCCGCGCCCACAGCGCATCGCGGGCGCGCAACTCTGCCTCTCAGACACCGGCACAGGCGCAAGCGCGACGGCGGTCAATATCAACGTCAACGGCGCGGCAGTGAATGCTGCTGGCAGCCTTTCCATCGCGGGCGCTGCGGCAGGTAAGTCAGTCGGCACCGCAATCACCAAGGGTTCCAACCAGTTCCCTGGCGGCGCACGCCTCAACAAAGGCGACGTGGTGACCGTGGATCTGGCTTCAGTGCCGGCAACAACGGCTCCCAAGGCGGGGTTCGTTGTGCTGGACATCGTTGAAGTGGATGTCTAAACAGCCGTCAGTTGTCAGTGGTCAGTTATCAGTAATGACTCCCGACCGCTGGCAACTGAGAACCGAGAACTGATAACTGAAAATGCCTTACCCATACACCATCTCGGACTTTGTTGCGGAGATCCCAAACGTGATCTCGGACGACGTGCATCGCATCAGCTCGGACTCCTGGGCCGCGCTGGTGGCGCGCGCCATCCTGGAGCGCTACTCGGCAGACTCACCGCTACGCCGAGTCAGTGACATACGGGGCAATGGCACCAATTACCTGCCGCTGCCGGTTGCATCGGGCACCGGACCAAATCTGCCGGTCTTTGAGCCGAACTTCTCAGTGATCCAGCATATGGAGTATCCAATTCTCCAGCAGCCGCCGCAGCTCATCCTTGACTCGGATTTCCGTGTTTACTACACGCCAGGTCAGCCTGCGCGGATTCTGATTAACTTCGATACGCCGGGGCTAGATGACATTGTGCGTTGCACCTGGACCGCTCGGCACCTGCGCGACGGATCGACGGTGCCGGATAAGGACTTCTACGCGGTGACAGACTATGCGGCCAGCCTGGGCGCGGAGAAGTTGGCCTCATTCTACGTGGGCACCGGCGACTCAACGCTCCAGGCGGATGTGGTGCAGTACCGCTCGAAGTCGGCGGAGATGTTGAAGTGCGCCGCCGCGCTACGCAAGCGCTACTACAACCACATGGGCATTGAAGAGGGCAAGGGAGGCGAGGCCGACACCGGGCCGGCCTTTGCCCTGGGCAACCAGTATCTGGATCAGAACAGCGGCGTGGCCCGGCTCGTTCACAACAAGTACAGCAGGTAAGCACCACCCCAGCGACGAAGACCTGTCGCCGGGGTCCCCAGAAGGAAGAACCAATGGCCTGGACAGCGCAAATTCGAGGGACGGAAGGCCTGGAGCCGAAGATGCAGGCTGCTGTCCAGCAAGGAACGCGGGCTGGCCTTGAATCTCTGGGTATCAAGGGCGCGGAGATGGTGCAGGAAAACATCAGGACGCCCTACAATGGACAGCCGCCAGCCGTAGCCTTCGGTAACCTGGCCGGGTCGATTATGTCTCTCTTCGTTCGCGAAGCAACGATGTGTCGCGAGATCATTGGCGTCAATCCCAGTGTGGGTGCGGATGTTTACGCTGCACCGGTGGAGACGGGCACGCGCCCGCACATGCCTCCGGCCTCGGCGCTGCTGCCCTGGATTCAGAAGAGGTTTGGCATTGAGGACGAGAAACAGGCGTTGAGTATGGCTTTTGCTGTGGCGAAATCTATTGCCAAAAAGGGCACACAGGGTCACCAGATGTTCAGCCGCGGCCTCGATGCGCTGGAACCGCTGGCCGCGCCGATTCTGGAACGCGAGCTGGCAGTTGCATTCGCCGCACACGGATTCACGGGGGCAGCATGACCACCCCACCGAACACAAATCATTCGTCGGGGGCCCCGATATGAGCGCACAGACAGCCATCGCCGCCGCCTCCAACCTGCTGAAGACCGTCACGGGCGTCGGTCCCAATGTTTATGACCAGATCCGCTTCTCGAACGATGACGCTCAGTTCAAGGCGCTCTTCGTGGATGCGACGACGAACCCGGAAGCTCCGGTGGTTCGCACCTGGATGGTGAATCGCGAGGCTTCGGCGGCGCGCGATAAAGAGATGCAGGCATACGGACGCACGCACTCCATCGTCATGACCGGCTATTTTGCCTTCAAGGACGGTGTGAGTTCAGCGGAGTGGGAGCCTGTGATTGAAGCAGTTTGCGCGGCGTTCGGGTCGTTTTCTGTTCGCCACTTTAGCGGAGAATTCGATTGGTCAGGTCCGCCGCAGGTCGAGGGTAACAAGCTGGTTTTCTTTGGCAATGTGCTTTGCCACACTGTCCGCATCATTCACACGTTTGAAGAATTTCCGCTCAACTGAGCGCAAGGAGTTGCAATGTCAACGAGCTTTCAAACACAACGATCCATTCTGCGCAACGTGGTTGTCGGCGGAAAAATCCAAGCCGCACTGGCCGAAACGCTGGACGACACCGCGCTCACCTATCGCGCACGTCCTGAGACCAGCGGCTTCTTTCAGGTCACCCTCGGCAAAGAGTCTGACTATGCCTATGCGGGCAAGGGCGGCTCTTTCGCCACGGAGGCGCGGCTGATTGAGCAAAGCGCCGCCGGCGAGATCAACACGCGTCTGGACGATTACCTGGCCGGATGGATGCTGGCCATGGTGATGGGAAACGAGGCCGTGACGCCACTGTCAACGCCGGTACTAGCATCGCTCGCCGGTACGTTGACGGTGCTCAATGCTGGAGACATTCTCTCCGGCACGCTCTCTGGCGTGCAGGGCGACGGCATCACGCCCTACAGCATCGCTCTTGGAACTCCGGGTACTACTGACACGCTGGCTCACCTGCTGAACGCCATCAACGTCACCTACGTGGCGTATGGCATCACGGCCACACTCAACGGACCCGGAAAGCAGATGACCTTTGCCGCCAAGGCTGGTGACACCGGCATCCCCACCATGGTGGGGGCGAACCTGTTGGACTTGGCTGCCGCTGGCCCGTATACCCACGTCCTCACCTGGCGCGACACCGGCGAACCGGCGCAGGTGACCAACGTCTACATCGAAGACGCGCCGGGCTTGAAGCGCAAGTTCCAGGACATGTCTTGCTCAAAGGTTGTGTTGAGTGGCACCGACAAAGGCTCTGTGATGGCCAAAGCCAGCTTTATCGGCACGGGCCGCTACGTGGACGGAGCGATGGCGACACTGCCCGCGCTGCCCTCCGCGCAGTACATCTATGGCTCGGATTCGGTGGTTTCCATCGGACCTGCAGGCGCGGCCGTCTCCATGTCGCCACGCATTCTGAGTTGGGAGGCTACCTTCGACCATGCCAACGATCTCTTCCGCTCTTGCGGAGGGGGCGTGTTTGCGGTCTTCCCGCGTTACGGCAACCCGCTGTGCAGCCTCAAGATTGTTGTGGCCATCGACACCACGAGCGATGTGCGCGACTGGATGATGAATCAGACGCTGCTCGAAGTGAAGATCGCCATCACCAGCGGCGCGGCCTCGCTGACCATCGACTATCCCAACGTCATCATTCCCAAGGCGGACCTGGGCGAACAGGATAAGTACGTCATCTACACCATCGACCTGGATCAGCAGTCGATTCTTCAGCCGACGGGCGGCCACGTCTGCACGGCGACCGTGGTGAATGCGGCGCCAGCTTACCTCGTGGCCGCCTAAAGCAGGTTTCCTCCGGGGACGCTGGTGAGGGCGTCCCCTCTTTTTACCTTTCGCAACACTCCGAGGAGAATATGAGTAAGACACTTTCGATTGCCGGTTCCGACGCCAACGCCGATACTGCCCTGCTACCGCTGGATACCCCGCGCTCTGTGGCCTTCAAAACCAAGCGCGGCGCGTTCGTTTACCACTTCCGCCGCATTGGCCTCGACGACTGGCAGCGTTACTACGCGGCTATCGTCCACCAGACGGTGCAGATCAAAAATGTGAGCGAAAAAGTCTTCGAGACCGAGAGCGCGCTGCTTGAACTGGTGGACCGGACGGTCTCTTCCGTGGACGGCTATGGCGACTTATCTAACGCCAAGGACTGGAAGCAAAGCCTGCCGCTACGTCACCGTATCGCAGCCGGCATCACTTTGCGCGCAGTGGGCGAATCGGAGGCCGCAGACGCAGATCAGCCGATTCTCTGCGACCAGGTCGAGGTCAGCCTGGACGCCAACTGGGGCAGCGCAGGTGACGGCAAGACGACGGTCTACTCTAGGCTGATTCACCGCTTCCGCCTGCCCGCGATTGCTGAACTGAAACGCTTCAACTTTGAATCGGCACGGGTGCGTGTGACAGGCACTGCTGAGGCTGGGGTGACCAGCTATCCCTCGCGCCAGGGCGTCGCGATGAAGATCTACGACGATCTGATTGAGAGCGTCGACGGCTATAGCGTGGGCGGAGTTCCATTGACCGGGGTTGAGGCCATCCGGCGCGAGATGGACGGCGCGCATAAGGCGGCGGCGGCGTTGGCGCTCTTTGAGCAGGGCGATGAAATCACGATAGAGTAACGAGGCTGCCATGCGCGATCTAGCGATGCTGCGGCGCGCGGCGGCCGAGTTCTTTATCGAAGGGTTCATGGCGGCGGAGGTGGCGCGGATTGTGGCCAACACGCCTCCAGAAAATCAGGAAGCGGCGCTGAAAAGCCTGATGGCCCCGCGCACCGTGCCGGAAGGCGGCTTTATCTGGATCAACTATCTGATCTGGCTGGAGCGGGTGCTGGATCTGGTGGATGTTCCGCTGACAGCGGTCGAAGTGGAGGCTCTGATGGTGCTGAAGCGCGAACGCATTCGATTCCAGAACGAACATCCACCCTGCCCCCACTGCGGAATGCCCAACGAAGCACATGCGCTCCGGTGCCGCGAGTGCATGGGAGAAATAGGTAACTGATGGCCACCGCCGTACAAATCGAATTGAAGGTGGACGAGAGCGGCGCAGTTAGCGGCGTTCGCTCGTTTGATACGGCTATCAAAGGCACAACCGGCAGTGTGCGCCAGCTCAACACGGAGCTGAGCGCAGTGGGAACTCACGCTGCTCAGGCAGGGACAAAAAGCAAGGAGGGGCTGGATAAGGTAGGCCACTCCGCGCTGAACAGTCACCAGAAGGTGCATCTGCTCACTGAAGAGATGGGCATTCACATTCCTCGCGCCATGCAGCAGGTGATTTCGAAGTGCCCTACCGTGATGAATGCGATCAATGGCATCAGCGGCGCGATGATCGGCCTGGCCGCGATCCAGATCGGCGGCATGGTCTTTGAAGCGGCGATCAAGGGTGCGGAAAAGCTGTGGAGCGCTCTCACTGAACTTCCCCAAGCTGTGCGCGATTACCAGGCCGAAGTGGAAAAGAGTCGCAATGAAGCCTTCGGTAACACTCACTCGATTGAGACGACCAGGGCGCGGATCGATGAAGTCACCGAGTCCATCAAAAAAGCGAATGAAGAATATGAAAAGTTCAAAAATGGTCCCCCGGAGCATACTTGGCGCAGTGCGGCAGATGCTCTTCCCGGCGCAGGCGCGTTATGGGAAAGTTACCACCGCCATGAAAAGGGAAATGAGCTTCAATCGGCAACTGTCGAAAAACGAAAGACGCTCGATAAACTACAAAGCGAGAAGGATCAAGAGCAGTATCACCAACAGCAGGAAGATGAAAACAGAATCCGCGCGGCAGAACGCGCATCAGCAGCTCAGAAGCTGCCAGAAGCTGCACAGGCAAAAGCTAAGCGTGATGCAGCGGTGCGGGATGCCGTAGAAAAAGCAGCCGAAAAACGCCGCTACGAAAATGAACAGGATCGCAAGTATGGGCTACATACTCCTCAAGATGCAGGCGCTTCCGCTGAAAAAGCAGCGGTACTTGAAGCAACTGTCAAAGCCGACGAAGATCTGGCCAGGTCAAAGAAAAAGCATAACGGCGACGCAGCCGAACTGGCGCGCATCCATGAGCAGGCGATTGAGTCTGCGCTACGCGGTTCCGCGCTTTATGTGGCGCAAGAGGCTCATGCGATTCAGGAGCTGAAAGATAAACACATCGCCAGCGCTCAGGCCGTGGCCGACATTCACGCCAAGTTCCACAACGAAGAGATGCGGAGGCTGGAAGAGCAATCGCGCGCCACGGAAAAGATCGAGCAGCGCGCGGCTTTGGCAGGCATGACCGGCATGGCCAAGACGCGGCGCGAGGGCGCGAACAGCATCGCCGACATCGAGGCCGATCCGAATCTCGATCCTGAACAGCGTGATCGGCGCATTGCCGCCGCCAAACTGGAGACCAGCCAGCAGATCCAGGCTGAAGCAAAAAGGATGGCGGAAGAGGTTGATGCCCTCTCTGATCGTTCCGCCGATCACCAGGTGCAAGGATTCAAGCGCATCGCCGCTGAAAACACTCGGCTGCTTGATGAGTGGAAAAAGAAGATCGAGGCGGTCTATGGTGTTGCGCCGAAGATCGGCCCAGCCACTCCTGAACAGGCAACCGGCCAGCAGTTGTTTCACCAGGTCACAGGTAAGATCAATCAAGGCTCCGCTGAGGAACGCGCCGAGCTGACCAAGAAAAACTCCGAGGAGACGCTGCACCTGGAGCAGGAAGCGCGGCGGCGTTCACTCGTGGACGAAAAGCACAAAACCCAAGCCATCAAGGCCGAACTTGACGAGCGGCTGCAAAAGTACAAGCAAGAGCTGGATGATGAGCAGATTTCGCAGAGCGATTATGATCGCCGCGCGGCGGCCGCGCAGCAGCTCGCCAATGCCGAGATGGTGGAGGCCAATAAACAAGCACGCGACAAGATGGCCCACGAATTCACTGAATTCTACAAGGGGATGGAAGACCCCAAGAAATACCTGAAAGAACTGGGCGACAAATCGGCGGGGCAGGCATCGGCCTATCTTGTGCAAAAGTTCCAGCAGCATCATGGAATGGACATAGCCGCGCCTCAGCAAAATGGCGGCCTGAGCGGAATGTTCAGTAGTTTTGGTTTGGGCGGCTTTGGCAAGATGCACAAAACTCCCGGCGTGGGTGGCGACGCGAAGGCAGAGCTACATAGCACTCGTGACACGCACGCGGCGTTGAGCACGTTCAGCGTGGCTTCGGCCACCATTCATATCGGAAGCGCCAGCTTCGCAGGCGGAGGCGGACTGCCGGGAGCTGGTGGCTCAACAGCAGCCGGATCGAGATGGAGTGGAGGCTCCGCGCTGTCTACGCCGGGAATGATCTCTTCAACTTCGGATAGCTCTGGTTGGAGCGCGAGCGGTGGATCTGCGCTGACCTCTCCAGGAACGACAGGCGCGACGGGTGGCTTCGGCGGGGCTAGCGATAGCGGCGGCAACGGAGCCACGCCAAACTTCAACGCAGGCAGTCCAGGCAGCGCGCCAGCAAAAGGCCCTGGAATCTTGGGCAAAGCAAACAGCGTCATGGGAGATGTGAGTCAAGCTCGGAAGCTGGCAAAAACCTTTGCCGGTGGCAGTAAAAAAGGAGCCGCCGGTGATAGCGGTGATGGGCCAGAAAGTGGCGCATCTCCTGGCGCTGGGTTGATGGCTGGCGGATCGGGGAAAACCGCAGCGGGTAATGATGTTGTTGACGCATCGAGTTTGAGTCCCGCTGGATCTGGATCGAGTTCGTCGCGTTCTCACGCTGGCAGTGGAGGGATGCTTGAGGGCGGTGGAATAAAGAGCAATCTGGGCGGCGCAGTGGAAGGCGGGGTGGGCCTCTATTCAGCTTCACAAGGTCAGGGCGGAGTTGGTGGCGCGTTCAAGGGGGCTGCCAGTGGAGCTGAACTGGGCATGTCTGTCGCTGGCCCAATCGGTGCTGCCGTTGGCGCGGTTGCTGGTGCTGTCGTAGGCTTCATGGGTTCGAAGGAACAAGCCCACGTCTACGATCTCAAGGTTGTTCGCCCAGGGATTCAAGGCGATCTCGATGCTTATCATCATGGCGAGACGGATTACCTCTCCACTTATACAGCCTTAGAGTCTCTGCGCAACGAAGCCTTCCAGGCGACGAACAAGATGGGCCATAGCGGCCGCACCTACCGTAACGAGCATATTGTGCCGGAGTTCAAAGAGGCCGAGGCAAAGCTCTCCGCGCAAGAAAAAGCTGGCCGCAGTAAATATACTGCGCAGGCCGCCAGCTACGCAGTTGGGACGGATTACGTTCCAGCCACTGGATTCAACCTGAACCATGAAGGGGAGCGCATTATGCGCTCTGACCAAAACGAGCGCATCACGCGTGCCGTTGAGTCAGGCGCATCGCTGGAAAAAGTCCATGCCAGCTATCAGGCTGCAATGCAGTCGAACGATGCGCGGCGCGGCTCAGGCGGCGGAGACCGCACCATGAATATGAATGTCCACGCCATCGACTCCAAGGGCGTCGCGCAGTTCCTCGACACCTACAAGCACCACATCCGCGCGGCTGTGAATGACAGCTACGCGGAAAACTCAGGCGGAGGAATGAACTAATGCCAGCCTCCGATATTCTCAACCCAAGCCCCGGCTGGGACCACACCCTGGGCGATTCGATGAATCCCAGCTACGGCTTCACGCGCAAGCGCTCCTCCACTAAGCTGAACAAAAAGGCTGTGGGCGGAACACCGTGGACGCGCGAGACGCAAAACACAGGCCACAGCTTCCAGTTGAGCTGGCTGGGCCGCACCTGGGCGTGTGTACAGCGGCTGAAGTGGTATGCAGAGCAGTATGAAGATGGATTCTTCACCATCGTCGATTGGGATGGCGGAGGCCGTCAGTACGTGGGCCGCTTCACGAGCGAGGTCAGCCCCACCGAAACAGCCAACAATAAATGGGACGTGCAGAGCGTCACCTTTGAAGAGATGCCCCAGCAGGCAATGCTCGAATATCCCAGCGACTGGGCGCATGATGCGGTTGCATTCTTCGTCACCAACGACTTCGGCGATCAGAAGCTGGCATATAGCGGCGCATGGTCTCAGACGGCTCGCACTGCCGTGGCCGGCGCACAGGGCACTGAGCATGTTCCGTTGCCGACCAGCACCGCCTATATGACGATGGACAATGCCGGCACGGCCGGCGACTGGGCCTGCTACGAGTATCGCGGCTATGGCTTCAGGCTCTACATGCTGAAAGGCCCGGCGTTCGGCAATGCAGACCTATATATAGATGGAGTGCTGGCCGAGACCATCCATCTCTACGCCGCCACCGACCTCGGCCCGCAGATCGTGGCCACGTATCAATCGCTTCCGCTGGATATTCATCGCGTTAAGGTGATCTGCGATGGAACCCACGATACGTCTGCATCGGGCACGGCGGTGAGTTGGTATGCGCTGGAGGTGATGCGTTGAGCATCCCGTATCCATCCTCTCTTAAAGCCATTGGCGGTGCGCGCACCGGCATCGCGCCGATCAACCTGCTTGATATCTCAGACACAAACGGAAACGTGTATTATCTGGCTGATCGCAAAATTATTGCGCCGCCAGTGATGGTAAATGAAACTCCCCCTACCCCTCCACGCCCGCTGGCTCCCGGCGAGTTTTTGGCATGGGCTATGGGACAGCCAATTTCTCTCTCTGGAAATGAGAGCGGAACATTGGGCCTTTACGACCAAACTCTTTACAACGGTGTTTTACCCTTGTCTCTCCCGCCGGTTGGAGCCACGATCATAGACATTTTTCCGGGAGCTTCTGGAACTGCTACGTCAGCTTCTTCCTATTCGCCAGGCGCGGCTGGTTGGGAAATAGATTTTGTTCAAGTTGTCGGCGGGTTAAAATTGATCTTGAATTCCACGGAAGAGGCTAACTGGTCCGGAGTTGCCTGGGCTAGTTCCGTAGGGACTTCTTTGGATAATCTAAGCAAAACCTTTAGGTTTAGGGCTTTTGCTGAATCTAATTATGGTTCAAGTTCATCAGTGACCCTCTCCGCTAGGCCTTTGATGGCAATCTATTACACGTTGCCTGTCGGCAAAATTCCATCCGGAAATGGATATGGAATTTCGAGCACTTTTCAGCAGGGCAAAACCGCTATTGCTGCCTCCGACACGGAAACGGCCTCCTATTCCCCATTTCTGCTCAGCGTTCCTTCATTCTCTTTTCACCGTTCACTACAAACCGATTCAGGCTCCTTCATTCTGCAAAATCTCAGCGGCGACACGCTCTCGCGCGATTTTGAAAAGCTCGCGCGGCGCACAGCTCTGGAAGGCGCACTCTTTGTCTATAGGCTCTGGCAGCCTGACGCCGAGGCGGCATGGCTTGAGGTGCATGGCACGCTGTCCGTGGACGATATTGGCATGGACACGGTGAAGTTGAAAGGAACTCAACTGCTGAACCCAGCGCAGGATGATACCCCGCTGGAAATCTACTGCGAAACCTGCCAATTGCAATGGGGTGGCCCGCGCTGCGGATCAACACAGACGACGGAATGCAGCTATAGCTTTCAGACCTGCCAGGTGCCTGAACGCATCATGGTGGCGATGAACCATTATGAAAAGAACTATGGCGAAGCACAGGCCGGCACGGCTTTGAACGTTATTAACCGGAGGCGCGTGATCTAATGCCCAACGCCGCATCAACTCCGATCAGTAGCGCTAGTTCTACCACTGGGACTCCAATTCCTTTGGCTTACGGCTATGTTTGGGCCACTGGAAAACGCCAGGAATATTACGAGTTGCAAAACACCGGCAACTCCTGGATGGACTTCACTCGTATCGGTATCTGGCTGCTCGGCCATGGAGAATGGGATGGTCCGATAGAACTCTGGATCAACGATAAGCTCACGCTGAGAGGAATGGGCGCGCCAACCACACGCCCCGGCGCGTCGACGTTCAGTGGTCAGAATTGGGTGATGGGCCTCGACGCGAATCCCCAATTTCCTCAGTTGGTCTTTAACTTCCATCGTGGATCTGACGCTACGATTGGAACTGGATTGACACCGTCTTCCAGCGGGCCAGACCAGGGCACGGATGTCCTTTGGAAGATGTTTCCGACCGCCATTAATCCTCTCGCTTACTCGCGCATCGCATACTACGCCATCATGCGCAAACAGGGCGTGCAGAATCCCACCAGCGACCATCGCAACGATCCGGCTCAATGGGGTGATGTAAATCCCATCGGACTATGGCGGGCGCTGCGCTGCCGGATGTTCGACGCTGAAGGTAACCAAACCGGCTATGCATTTACAACCAACCCCGCTTGGCATTTCGTAGACGTTCTACTGAGGCGCAAAATCATGCCCGAATATGGCCTCGATCTTCTGGCCGGCCCGGATGTTTTGTCTGCGGCTGTGCGAAACCGCTTTGATTGGGGATCGATCTATGCGGCCGCTCAATATTTTGATGAGTTCTTAGCGAACGGGCGGCGGCGCTTCGAAGGAAACTATAGCTTCAGCGCACAGACATCGCTTCAGGCCGTGCTGGAGCAGATACTTCAAAATTGCCGCAGCTTCTCTTCTGAGTACGCAGGCAAGATCGGCCTGCACTGCGATATGCCGCGATCAAGTGTCTTTACTTTCAGCCGCAGTCACATTCTGCCTGGCTCGTGGAACGCGGACGATCAGCAACTCAATAAATCGGCTAACAGGTTCATCGCCAACTTCCGCGATGTGCTGGTTCCAGAATGCAGCCAGATTGCTTCGATCACTTGCGCTTTTGGCGGAAACCCGCGTGTAACAACAGTTGAACCACATCCCTTCCAGGCAAATGACTTCATCGCTATCGGCGGAACAAACACGCCTTACGATCAGCAGTGGCAGGTCTATACTGTCCCGGATGTTCTCAACGTTGGCACTGCGGAGGAAGTCGATCCTTCCACTTTCACCTTGATTTCGCAGGGTTCAAATTTTCCTGCAAGTGTGGGCGCTGGCGGCGGGTGCGGTTTGCTCTACTCCCGCTTTAGCGCTCGCACTCCAGAGTTTTGGCATAAAGCAAACATGATGGCGCGCGGCGCAATCGGCGTGGGCATTCCGCGCCAACGCAATAAGGTCAAGCAAAGCCTGGACTTTGCAACTTCAACATACGACCAGGCAAGCCGCCTTTGCAGCTATGAGCGAGATCGGCTGCTCGGCATCGATCAGACACCATATATCACTCCGCCCAGGGTTAAATTTCGCACGTCGATGTTTGCACGCGACGCGAGCGGTAATCTGGCGGCCTCCATCCGTCCGGGAGATCGCATCACGCTCGATGACACAACCAACTTTCAGTATGCAGGCGAATATGAAGTGCTGGAGCCGTTGACGATCTATCCGCCGACGATTCAAGTGTCTGGTGAGGCTGGCAAAATAGCTTCTCTGCCAGCCGAAAACAGCGGCGAGATTGAGTTATCTCTTGGACCTTATAGTGAAGTTATCATGTACGACACCAGCGATCCTTTGGAGGCTGGCTGGCCGAATGTTCCGGGAAGTGATCCGGGAAACAGTTCCACCTTCACCGTGATTCCTTTAGCTTCTGGCCAGTTTTCGTTTTTCACTGGGACTTTAGCAAGCGGCTCAGCCTTCCAGCTACCATCGACTGGCTACAATCCAGGCAACGCTCTCTCTTGGGCTGGGCCAGGGGGCTACGGCGGAGGCCATTGGACCGGCCATATGGCTACGATCCAACTGTGCGCGGTGGGTGCCACGTTTGGATTGACGCTCAACTACGAAGACAATGACAGAAGCACCTGGCATGGCCAGGTTAACTATGCCTGCTGCACCTGGCTGAGTAGCGATACACCCACAATTTCCGGCTCAATGACTTGGCTCGAATTGACGCTCGAAGGCGGAGAGAAGATTATCTTTGGTCAAGGAGTTATGGCGGATGGCGCTACTTTCACGCTGCCTGCCGGATATTCAACCGATCAGATGTTTGCTGTAGCCTATCCGCATGATGGCGTGCCCACGGGTGGCCACAATTCCCACTGGGTGGGCGCGTATGTTGATTCTGCGCAGATGGCACACCTTAACTATAAGGATGGCGAAGGCAACGTCTGGCATGGCAACGTGGCTGTTCTCGTTTTCGCCTATAGAAACAACATGGCCACCTGGACCACTCAAACGCTCGGGGGCGCGAATTGGGCGCAATGCCCGCTAAACTCTAGTTTGATCTTTGGTGTGGGATGCGCCCTGGGCGTGGCGGATGGTTCAACTCTGGAATTGCCCGCTGCTGCCGGAGACGGTTCTCAACTTGAAGCTATCGTTGGTACTAGTGGATGGGATTATGCACCAATGGACAATGAGGCACATGGCATCTATGAGGCTTACCTCGATGCTTCCAACGTCGTGCATCTTCAGTTCGGCGATGGCTCAGGAAATATCTGGAGCGGCGCGGCGGACGTTTTTGCACTCTATCTTTCGCCTTCAGCAACCGTGGCAGTTGTGGTTTCGGTGCTTCCTTCCTCGATCACCATCCAATCTGGATCTCAACAGCAATTCTCGGCAATCGTATCGAACAATGCCAACCAGAATGTAACCTGGGGCGTGGATGGAGTCGCTGGCGGAAACGTGACCGTGGGCACCATTGATTCCTCTGGCCTCTACACATCCCCCGGCATTTCTGGCAGTCACACCATCACTGCTACCAGCGTCGCCGCGCCTACCGCCTCTGGCTCTGCCACGGTGGCCGTCACGGTTAGTGGTTCTACGTCGGGGACCGGGTCAATATTCCAGGTGAACGGAGCTTAAAGATGTCGGAAGTCATCAACCTGAATAACGCCTCTCCGGACGCGCCCAGCGGGACTCTGAATGTTGAGTGGCAAAAGGGTGCGAGCACAGGAGCTGATCCTGCAACGGGACTGCCGATCTATCCTGTCAGCGCGAATGTTCGGGCGATGGTTGGCGACACAGGCGCGGGCGGTGGAATGGGCCTAGTACCAGCCCCAGCAGCAGGTGATGCCGCAGCGGGCAAGGTACTCAAAGCGGATGGTTCCTGGTACATTCCTCCGGCTACTCCGCTGCCTTCTGGCGCAGCCAATAAGATCGTTGCAACGCCAGACGGCTCGTCGGGAATCGCGGCTTTGCGCGCGCTTGTTCCTGCCGATCTTCCCATGGCCACAACCTTAGCCTTGGGCGCGGTCAAGCCGGATGGCAGCACAATCACAATCACAGGCGGAGTTATTAGCGCGGTCGGCGGAGGTGGGGGAGGTGGCAGTTTAACCGCTCCTGTCGAGATCAACACAGGTTCACCAACCACGGTTGGATTACAGGTTGAGGGCACCTATGGATCAAGTTCTTCTGTGAATTTTATTCAGAGTGGTACAGCGAGCGGAGCAGTGGCAGTTTTCGCCTTCGCCAGTCCGGTGACCGCTGGCAATACACTGATTCTTTGCTATGCCCCAAACCTTATTTTCACCGGTATGGGCACCCCTCAGTCTATCGTTGATTCTTTAGGAAACACCTACACTCTCGCAACGAGCATCGGACTTTTATCCATCTACGTTGCCTCGAATTGCTTGGGTGGATCTGACACGGTGACGGTGACTGGGTTATATGGGGTTGTTCCTGGTGATTTTGTAATCCACGAGTACGCTAATTTAGCTACCTCCAGTTTGATCGATGTGATGGCCACAGCTCAGGCATCCAGCGGATCAACGTTGACTGTGGGACCAATTTCGACGACGGTTTATGACCTTGTGTTCTCGGTCTTTGCCAACACCAATTATCTCGGCAGTACGCCTTCAGGTTTTACTCTTCGGGAAAGTGTGAATTCTTCAGGTGTGTCCTTTCAATCGGCAGACACGCAAGGCATATCTGGAAGTTATTCTGCTGTATGGGATTCATCGGGTGTCACGTCTGGAACTTTCTATGGAGCTATCATCGGCTTCAAGGCGACGAGTGGTGTTTCACAGATCGCCAATCTGGCACAGTTTCTCGCACCAGGTGGGGCCGTTCTTAGCGCTGTGAATGGCCAAGGTCAATTCGTGTTACCAGCCACCTCCGGCGCGCCCACAAACACTCCGACGGCTTGTGCAATCTGTTTCGATCCAGCCACCAAAAAGCTCTGGGCTTACGACGGCACCGCTTGGGTAGGAACAACCCTCAGTTGATCTTGATCGAAATGGGGTCAAAAAGGGGCTAATTCGCGTCTATGAAAAATGGAATACCGGAATTAAATGTCCGGGTTTGGACATGTAATTCCGGTATTCTCGGACACGTAATTCCGGCAGCCACAATGGAAGCTCTGCAAATCTTGAAAAACGTGACTCTCTAATTCACCGACCGTGGCTTTGCCGTGCCCATGAACGTGCCCCCTTGCATCAGCATATGCATCAGGTCTTTGGCGATACGCGGGTCCGGGTCCATGCTGAGGCCGGTCAGCGAGCGGCCCACCAGGCTTTCGGCGGGCACGCCTGACTCATTCAGCAGCGCCTGGTTGACGCGAACAATGCAGCCGTTGGCATCCAACTGCACCATCGCCGTCGGCGCTTGGTCGAAGGAGTGCGGCTCGTCGATGGTCTCCTCGATCGCCTGGGAGCGCAGCCGCTCGGCGGCATCGCGAATCGCGATCACATATCCTTTGCGCGGCCCTGCAACACTGGCCAGCGGCGACAGGCTCAGGTCCACTACTACCTTGCCTCCACTGGGCTGGTTCAGCGTCCAGCCAAACTCCTCCGCGGAGAGGGCGTTCTCATGTCCATCCAGCAGACTCAGGGAGTGCTCCTGTCCGTCGCTCAGGTTCATCACCTCATCCACATGCCGGCCTTTGACCTTGGCCTGCGACCAACCGGTGAAGCTCTCGGCGGCCGCGTTCATGAACTGCACCCGGCCTTCGGCGGAAACCATCAGCACACCCTCGCGCATGCCGTCCACAGTGGTCTGCAAACGCTGGTGCGCCTCCTCCCGCCGCGCGTCCACACGGGCCTTGTGCATCGCCACCTGCAAGGTAGCCTTCAGTTCCCCGCTCTGGAACGGCTTGGTCAGATACCCGTAAGGCATCTCCCGTGCTGCCCGTGCGATAGTGGTTTCGTCACTATAGGAGGTTAAAAATACCACCGGAACGCGATACGCGGCCCTCAGCAGCCCAGCTGTCTGAATCCCATCCACGCTGCCGACGATGCGCACATCCATCAGCGCCAGGTCTGGACGGCAAACCCCGACAGCCACCAGCGCTTCGTCGGCGCTTTCCGCCACGCCCAGCACATCGTACCCCAGTTGCTCGATTTCCTGTTTCAGATCCAGAGCTACAATGGGTTCATCTTCAACGATCAGCAGTTTGCCTGTCATGTGAGTCTTCTCCCTTATGTCTTCTCAGGCGAAGAACATTCTGGCGCTCATCGTGCCGCCCGAAACACTTTCATGCATACGCTATCGTCTTGGCTGCACCAAATCTTTAACGGTCCAACAGCGTTTGTATGAGACTCCCGTCATTGGAGCATTATGATGACCGCTGAAATTCAGGCTTCTGGATGTGTTGCACTTGGATATTGAGCGCGGCAAAATTTAAATTTATCGCTGCGGAATGCAAAGCAGGTTGGGCATATAGGACGACAATGATCCGCATTGCATTAGAGCGTTTTCGGAAATAGCGTAGACCAAAAATCATCGGTATCCCACCCATTCCGCAGAAAAAAGCGGAATGGATGGGGCACGGAAGTCTACAACAAAAGCCAAAAAGATCTAATCAGCGGATTGGGCAGAAGTTTGGCTGAGTTGGTCTACTGTATGAGAAGACCTCTTCTCGTATCCTCTCACCTTGAGCAACTCTTCTTTTCTGCAGACAGAACACCGCCAGGGATAGTAGCCAAACAGCGGGGCCAGTTTCACGCGCAGGAAGCCTTTTCTCATGATTCGACGCATCTTACGACTGTGACAAGTAGAACAGACCATCCGATTTCACTCCGCAGACGACGAAAATGAGAATGCAACATGCGAATACAAACGCTATCGTCCGGAAATATTATCGCAAGATACACATAGGCCGCACAAGAGTCTCCAAGGTAACAGCCACCTGCGGTGGGGCCAACAGCCTTCGGCGTGCGACTGAAGGGTTCGGCGGTACTCCATCAGAGAGAATCTTGCGCAAGGACGGAGTGTCCGGCTGGCCCCGGCAGTCTCAATGGAATTTTGCGCGAGGCTCAGGGAAAAACGAATTTTTCTCTTGACTAGATTTATTTATGGCACTATACATAGTTATACGAGGTATGAAGCTATGGCTAAGTTGAGAGCGTATCCAGCCGAAGGCGAGCAGCCGGACCGCTGGGAGGCGCAACTACGAAAGGGCGCTGTGGAGATGGCGGCACTGGCCAGTCTTTGGCAGGGACGTCTGTATGGCCTTGAAATCATTCGCTTTCTGGAGAGCCATTCGCAGTTGGCTTTGGCGGAGGGAACAATCTATCCGATTTTGAACCGGCTCAAAGTCGAAGGGCTGCTCACCTCTGAGTGGGTGGAGGCCGAGGCCGGACATCCACGCAAGTACTACTCGCTGACCGATGCTGGACGGGAACGGCTGCGGCTGATGGCCGAGGCCTGGACCAGCTTTTCTCGCGGCCTGAGCCGCCTTCTTGAACCTGTACTCGATAGAAAGGAGACACTGCAAT